CAAGGTTAACTTGCATACCCTGCTTGTAAAGTTTAGCAACGTCAAGAATTTGGTCTACCTGAACTTCACCGAAGTCTGGTTGGAACTGCAATTCAAGACCGTTCATGGTGTAACCTACGTTTGTGTATGCTGCATCATTTGAGAGAGTTTCTCTGAATGATACTTCAGTGCTAAACGACTCCAGTGTACCTGGAGTAAGGGTTGTATCTGCAACAAAAAGTGCTGCTGCACCAACGATAATGTTGGAAGATGTACCACGACTATATGCCATATTTTCACCTCTTTTTCTTTATATGAAATTTGGCGGTGTTTCCTCAAGATTAAGTATAACAGCCTTTTTAAGTATAGCGGCTAGGAGAAACTGTATTTGTTGTGTGATAGTCATACTCAATGACTAGTTTATTTAAGAATAAGGTTCTGGCTGAGGCTAGTTCTGCTATATCTCTTGCCTCATCTGCCTGATAAACCTTTATATTGTGGAAAAATACATTTGGTTCTATTGCGTCGCCCTTGCTGTCAAAAAGAGTATTGTTGGCTACCCAGGCATTTAGGTCCTGTGCTGCGGCATCCTCTCTATCAAGACAGTCAATTATGATACGAGTTGCATCAAATAATTTAGTTAGATCTGGGCAATATATAAAATAGACTAACTGTTCACGCTTGTGTCTGTAGAAGGCATTTGGTCTAAATCTAACCAGCCTATCAAAAACAATAGATAGCGCAGTAGGGTTGTTTCTAATAAAAACTTCATCATTATAAATGTCTTCCATGTTTGTAGGGTTTTGTGCTGGAAACATTGGTTCAAATGGAAGCGGTCCAGAGGGTATGAGTGGGTTCCCGTCTCTGTCGTCAAACTGCTTTAATTCATCAACGATATAAGCGTTTAAAAATGTAGGAGGAAATCCTGTATAGTCGTTTACTTTTAATCCCATAAGCCTATTCTACACCAACCTTTGCATTAGCAATCCATTTATATCCAACATCAATGCCTTTTGATCTACCCGACCTTGAGCCTGCTTTAAGGTACTTTTTATATAGTACTGGCCTTTTAATATAATCATAAATACCACATGCTCTTAAAAATGATTGCTTAAAATATCTTGTCATAAACTCATCTACAGTTCTTTCGAAACCATTTTCAACATTATTTCCTCCAGGGTTTCTGACTGTAACAGACCCTTTTGTAAAAATTGTCTGTCCACCTTCTTCAAAAACTAACACTGAGGATCTCTTGGGTGTGATTGTAACTGGTATTCCATTTTCCATGATATATGCTTTATTGTAGAATGGCTCGTTTGAATCTTCTTTAAGTGTTCTTGATTGTCTAAATTGTGAATTAAATGTCAAACCATTATTACTAACAGTATAGTCTATATCAAATAGTCTAGCATTTGGACTACCAGTTTGATACCATTCGTACACATGATGTAAGGCACTTGGATTACCTCTGGCTGATGAGTCAACATACATAGCAATTGCATCTATAGTTCCTCTGCCAAGATTATCAAGAAATACTTTTTTACCCTTTTTTATACCATCTAAGAATCCATAAGAGTACTGGATAATGTTTTCCATTTGTTTTTCAAAACTTTTGGACTCTAGGTTAACTCTCATCAGTCACCTACAGTTTGATTTTCTGCTCTACGGAGCAGCATCTTATAATATTCTATAGATCCAAATGGACCAGTAAATGGTTCTACAGTTCCAAGTTCATAGATAGTTCCACGACCAGCACGAACTCCCGCTGTCTCTTTGTATATCAAAACCTCTTGTGCATTTCTTATATTAGCAATAAGTATATTTGTGATAGCATTGCTACCGTTACTTGTTGATATTCTTGGATCTTCTTTTACCCTGCTTATCAACTTGTTCTCATACTGTAAAAATATCTCTGGTTTAATATCTTCTTGACCTGCGCCACCAACTGGAGTAGCATTTAAAATTATTGTTCTGTCCAAAACCCATTTTTTACTGGCCTGACCATAATCGGTTTGGCTAATAACTGGGTAATAAATGTCAGCCATCATAGGGTACATGAAGTCTGTCTCTGGACAGCATTGATCCACTATAGAACTCCTGGGCGTGTAATTGATGTAACGTACTTACTAAGAATCTTATCTACAATAATATTCCCTGTACCGTCAATCATACGCTTATCATACTCAATCTTAAATTGATCTGTGCTGTAATTCTTTACATATCTCTTGTAATAATCTAGTTTGCCACACTTAATATCTTCAATAAGCATTTTTGTAGCATCTTGAATGTCGTAAGGAACAACCTTATATCCAATTTCTGCCAAGAAAATATAATCAGTTCCTGCTGGAAAAGTTACTCCAGGTGTAATGGTTGATACGTTTCCGCTATCTTCTGTATCAAAAAGTGTGAATGAGTCTGATACTGCGATTGGAATTCTTGCAGGTCTGCGCTCTGAGCGGTTATAACCTTCTGTTGCTGCAACTGGATCTTTAATAATTGCAGTCTTATCTTTTGTAATCATATAGTTCCACTCACCAAGTGCTGGCCCATCAACATCGTATAGGTCATAAACTAAGATAGCATTTTCATAAACTCTTATTAGTTTTTCTACTTTATCCCAAACTGGCATATAGTCTGTCTCTTGACCAACTGGCTCAATAAACTTTCTTGAGTAATAAAATCCACCAGTAATTGAGTCAATAATAACTCTTGCAAGGTTTTCGTATTCTTCATATTTAGCAATTTCTGTTGCTGTTGTTGCATTAAACTTTGCTGCATACTCTGTTGGGTTGATGTATGGGCGAGAGATATCTAGATTATCTTGAACCACTATATCTCCACGATCTTCCAGAACATCTCCACTTTCAATCAAATCTTCATAAATTGTAAGAGAGTATGATTTATCGTATTTAATAAAATTATCAGTTAAAGAGTATGTTATTTGAGAATTGGCGTTAGACGTTAAGTATTCTACTGCCTCTGTTTGCTCAGCAACATCCTCAATTACTAAAACATATTCTGTATTTGCATCTGGAACAGTATAGGTTACAGAAAGCGGGTATGGTGGAAGTCTAAGAATCTGCATAATTATTTACCGTAGTATGAGGCTACTTCTTCAGGAGTCGCTATGCGTACTGCCTTATGGGTAACCATCTTTTCCGATGCCTCCTTTGAGACGATGTTATAACCTACCTTGAGAGCGCCAACGCCATTTCCCCAATGTATGTTTCTTGTTGAATATAGTGCTACTTTATCTGTCATATCCACTACTTTTTTTTCTTCTACTACTGCTTCTACTGCTATAGGCTTTTCTTTCTTTACTTTTGGCTTTGGTCTTTCCCCGACAAAACTGGCAATTACCTCTAACATCTCTATCTTTGTATTTGTGCCAAATAAATCAATATTATTTTTTCTAGCATATGCCTTTAGTTGTGTGATATTTTTTTCTGCTAATTCTTCCATTGTCATATAACTCTCCTATGTTCATTTGTAATTATACCAGAGTTATCTTCTTGACGATCCTCTTAGGGTTTGTGCTCTTCTTACGCCTGATGGGGTTCCAGAAGAAATTATATTTTGACCAAAGTTGGCAGTAGGAATACAGCCCATAGCATTTACTTCTGTTATAACACCATTAGGACCACTTATAACAGTTCCAGTAGTTCCGCCTATGGCTATGCATCCACCACTGTTATGGTTGTGATCTTCTGTTGGGTTACCTGGATAAGACATTTTTTCTCCTTATATGACTAAGGAGGGCAGTTTTTACGCTGCCCCCCTCAACCATTGTTCGATACTAATTAGGAATCAGTATTGTCTGCATCTGCGTAAGCAACTGCATCCAACTCTTCCCACTGGGTACCAAAGCGTACGAATACTGTGTATTCGATTGTGTCCTTCTTAGCGACATATTCACGGTTTACTGTGATATCACGCTGGAAGCCCCATACACGGTTTGCTGGGAATGTCAAGTCGACATAACCTGCTGGGTAGTAAGGAACTTCTTGGACTGTGATGCCAAGTACACGAGTTGTACGAGCATCGCCAAATGTTTGTCCTGCGCCATCAAGGTAAGCCTGGCGATTAGCCTGTGTGCTTCCTGGAATTTGGCCTTGGACTGCTTCTGCAATTGCATCAGCAAGTGTACCGTTATTCTTTACGATACCCTGGAATGCGTCTGTACCTGCGTAGAACTTAAGGTTTGACTTAAGTGCACGATACTTACGTGGCATTGCCAAGATGATCTCCTGCATAACGTTTGGAGTCCACTCATTGTTTGTTACTGTAACTGCTGCTTCGTGAGCATCGTTACCGAGAACACCCTTAATGCGTGGTACAAAACCTGTCATGATTGATAGGAATGGGTCTACACCTGTTCCTGTACCATTGATAGCAAGGTCTTCAATGTCGTTAGCGAAAGCATTGGTCATCAAGCGAACTAGATGATCTTCAAGTGCTCCACCTTCGATATTGTCTTCAAGTGCTTCTGTTGAAACTTCCCAATCCAAACGGATCTTCTTTGTTGTCAACTCAACCTTAGAAAAGGTTGCACCTGCGTTTGTAAAATCAGGCTGTGCTTGTGCTGCTGCACGAATTACACGCTCACCAACGTTAACTTTTTCAAGTTCCATTGTGTTTGCTCGCATTGTAACTCTACGTCCATCTTTAGCGAGAACTGTTGCATCCCACACATAGTCGATGAATCGACGAGCCTGCTCTGGTGCTAGAATACCTCCTGGAGTTCCAGTTGGATTTACTGCATTTGCGCCAGTTGTTGTTCCAAACGCTGCTGTGGCAATGTTGCCAAGTGAAGCGGCTGGAGATAGATTACCGTTTGAATCTGTTGTGGTTGCTCCACCGATTGCACCTGATGCAAAAGCACCGTCGCCATTGTGGGCGTGTGATTCGGTTGGACTACCTGGATAGTTCTTTACGATATCTGTATTATTTTGTTCCGACATATTGTTCACCTCCTAGTGATATATACCTTAGTTAAATAGGTCGGCATTTGTGAGGAAACGGCCGCCCCATAGGGATTTCTGAACCTTGGTAGGCTCAAACTGCACGATCTCGCCTAGATCGCCAGACTTGCGGAAAGCGGTATCTTGCTCAACGGCATCTACTCTCTTTCCAAACTCATTAAAGTTACCTTTGATATTGTTAACCTCACTTGTTACAACATCAACGGACTTTGTTACTGCTGCTACCTGCTCGTTTAGAGACTTAATGGTTGCAGCGAGATCGCCAAAGGCATTAGTAAGAGACTCATTAATTGTAGAAATTGCTTTAGCAACTTCTTCCTTAACTTCAGCCACAGCATCAACTGCTGGTGCCTCTACTGTCTCTTCTTCTACTGCTGCATCTGCAACAGGAGAATCTGCACCACCATCAACTGACTTAGCAACTGGTGCTTCATCAGCAACCACTGCTTCCTCAACGACTGCAGGAGTTTCTTCAACTGCTGCTGGCTGTGCCTCTGGAGCAACCTCTGCATTATCAACTACAGCATCAACTGCTGCTTCTGTTGTTTCTGACATAGGGTTTACCTCCTTTGTAATCTTAATTGTACTAATGCCTTTAGCACTATCAACTAAGAACTTTATCATTTCTGCTTTTTCATTATCATTCTTTTCAACAAAACCAATGTTCTTCATTTGCTTTTCTGTAATAGGATGATTAACTGCTTCAGCGTCTGATACGATGACCATTCCTGATTCTGAATCATAAAAAATATTTTCTGTATCTACCTTTGAAATCAAGCCGCCAATAACGTTGTGACCATTTTGTTTTTCAATTGATACTATGCTTGCAAACTGATTTGCTGGAGAATCAACTAATGAGAGTTCATAAAGATCATATTCTTTAATAACACGAATTGTCTTATCCATCTCTTCATTAAATGCATCGTCCCAAGTCTTGATGTTGCCACCAATAGAGAATCCTGTGTAAGTTCCGTCTAGAACCTTTTCCCAAGCATCCTGTGCGCCCTTAGAAACATATGCTGATACGTAAACTCCAGAGTAGAACTTCTTTTCGTTTGGATCAAAATAACGATCTTCCTTAAATGAAACAATCTTGCCAACTGCTGAAGGCTGATGCATTTCACGTAGGTTTCCACGGAAGTTCTTAAATGCGTTTATACTGGACTCTGTTGTTACAATATCGCCTTGCTTGTCAATGTTGTCAAGAGTTGCAAAACCTGACACCATGCGGCGTTCAACGTCAACTTTTCCAATGGGCATTGATAGACGAACATTGTCGCCATTAGTCACCCAATGAGCCTTATTTATTAACATATCGTTACCATTATACCAAACATTTTCAACGTTATCTCAATTATTGAGATGCTCTACCCTCTCCTTGTGGATTGCGTCCAGCAACCGTTGTAGTAGAGTCTGAGTTGTTATTTGTTCTCTGAGCATCTCTTTCACGGTTGCCTGCCAAATTTGCTCTGGAGTCAGTTGCTTGACGTGGTGACATAACAAATGGTTCATCGCCATCTGCCCTCTGTGGCAAGTCCAACTTTTCACGAGCCTCATTTGGAGTCATAACCTGCGTCTTTACATATCTTTCAATAATCTGTGACTGTGCAATTTCGTCAGTTAGGGTAAGTTCGTTAAACTTAAGTTCAAGAATATCTGTTTTTTCTTTAATAATTTTATTGACAACCTTTTCCAAGTGTTTTTGGGCTGGTCGTGAAACCTGTTCTTTAAAGGTTCTATCCTGTGAAAGTGCTGCAGCAATGCCCGAGTCTGCTCCACCTAACTTAGAGATTGGAACCTGATGGGCAATAAGAATGTCATCACGGTTCTGCTTACGATACTCTTTAAATGAACCATCTTGAATACCGTTTTCAACAGCCTCCATCTTAAACTCAACTTTATTTTGATCAGTGTCTCCAGGAAGTGGAATATAAAGAGTTCTGTGTGACTGTGACTTAAGTCCAGTCTGCAGGAATCTAAACATCTTGTCTTCTCCCTCAGCAGATAACTTTGCACCCTTTAGAGTAACAACATATCTAGGGACAGCCTTGTTTTCAAAGTAGTCAATGTTATATTGTGATGCTAGTTGGTCTCCGATAAGGGATGGTAGGGCAGCAACAATATCTGGAATTCCATAGTATGTGTTTAGAGGCGAGTACTCTTTATAATGAATAATTTCATTTGGTCTT